CTACGTGTCTAATTGTAACGCCTCTAGAAGGAGACAGCTCAATTTTAGAAGAACACAAACCTAAAACAACTAAATCACGAATCATTAATCTTTTAACTTCATCGTAATCGTTTATATCTAAAGTATAATCTATTGCTTTTTCTAATGCTATCTCTACATTTTGCTTGTAGTTTATAGCCATAAACATATCTATTTCTTCAGAGCTTTTAGCAACAAAACCTTTAGGAGCAAGAGGTATACCAGTTTGATCTTCTAGACCTTCTACAAAGTCTTTGGTAATCATGTCAGCATACATCTGCTTCTTTTTATTTAATCTTTCTTCTGCAGCTATAGGGTCTATAGATTTGGCTTTTATATCGTACTCCTGATTAACCATACCATTAACTATAACGTCAACAAACTTTGGTATTATTGATACTGGAGTAAAATCTATATTAAGATAAGCAGTATCACCTTGTACATCTAATAGGTCTTTATACTTTCCTATGTCTTGACTACCCTCAGCATATGCTCTATTTCTAGAATATCTTATCTTTCTATCTCTATGGTAGACATCTGAATTTTTACTATGATCATAATACATAGCCTTAAAGTAATCAAGACCATACTTAATGTCAGCTTTCTCTTCATTCGTAGCTAACGGAGAAGGATAGCCATTTAACTTATCTTTTGTATTATTATACATCATGCCTTAATTCTTTTACTATACATCCCCTTAACATTATATTTTTTTACTATAGGATGTGCTTTTTTTATTTCTTTTTTAGGTTTTATATACTTCTGTGATGCTAGTAAAGCCAATGATGACGATATACTAGCATCGTACTTTGTTCTATTATCTATCTCAAATCTACTCCAATCATCTAAAAGCGTGTTAAAATAACATCTTCCAATCTCTCCTGTGTCTGCATTATAACCAACGTGGTCATATATATATGTTGCTATAGCCTCTGCTTGAGCATTTATTACTGCAGCACCTGATCCAGGTATTCCTTTTGTCTTTTGCTTTCCTCTACTCCACTCTGTGTGCGTCATATCTGGCCTATCCATTAAATACTCATAGTATCCTCTGTTTTCAAAATACTTTAGTATTCCTACTTTATTATTCTCTACTAATATTTGACAACCATAAAACACACACATCTTAATCATGTCTTCGTAAAATATCTCCGCTTTAGGAGGTCTATTAATGTACTCACACACAAACTGCATAGACGCATCACTTGCCATGCTAAACTTATGGAATACATGAGCAGCAGCATCAGACCTTCTACCATCCGTAGTGGTATCATGATCATAAGGGTCACATCCTGCAACCAAAGCATCTGATTTACCAGGGAACTTCTTGTTATACCTAGATGTAATAACATTTTGGTTTTGAATCTCTGGAACCCAAGTAATTTCCCACTTACCTTTTCTGTGAGGTATCCATATAACTTCGCTGTCTTGTACGCCATTTTTCCAAACAAACTCTCCTCTTGTTGTAGGAGTATTATTAACTTCGTTATAATCCATCTGCTGATAAATCCTTTCGACATCAAATATACAACTTTGTGTGTCATTTCTAAA